AGAATATGGTGATGATCATTTTCAAGACAGAATGAAAAGATTACAACAAACTCATTTTGCTTTTGAAGATGGACCTGTATATCCGTTGAGTATAGATGCGTCCTGTGCATTAGTGTGGGATGAAATAAAAGCTAAACAAGATGAGCAAGACAATGGTTTATGATTTTTTTAAAATATTGTTTTTGCTATGTTTGTTAACATTTCCAAAAATAACTGCATTAGCATTTGGTGGACTTGTTTATTCAATATTGTTCTAACAAAGGAGGAAAAGATATGAACAATGCAATAAAAAATAAATTCTTTGAGACAACAGATTACTCAAAGTTTAAAAAAGCTAGAGGTAATAGACCTGTAGATGAGGCACACGTAGAACAATTAAAAAAATTGATTGCCGATAAAGATCTTTATGATCCAATACGTGTAAATAAAAACATGGAAGTGATTGATGGCCAGCACACTTTACAAGCTAGAAAAGAATTAGATTTAAAGGTGCCTTACATTATCATGGACTCAGATGATCCACTTGATGTTGCAAGACTAAACACAGGTAGAAAAAACTGGTCAATGGAAGCATATCTAAACCATCATTGTGCAAGAAACAAAATGGACTACAAGATATGTAGAAATAAAATGCAACAATACGGAATAGCCGTGGCAGAGATGGTGGTGCTTTTATTAAAACAAACTTCACTATGGTCTAGAATCAGTGAGGATTTTAAGACAGGTAGGTTTGTAATCCCTGCAGGAGGTATTGAGCATGCAGATAGAATCGGAGCACGATTGATGCAGCTGAAAAAATACTTTTATGGAATAGAATCGACTAAGAATAAACGATTCAAAAGATCCATGGTGGTTTCATACATTGTAGCTGATAAACATCCTAAGTTTGATCATAAGCGTTTTTTAACTGCATGTAAAAGTAGATCTTCATGGTTTCTAACTGGTACGTCAACTGCTGATTATGTGTCTATTATCGAAAAAATATATAATGCAGGTTTGACTCCTAAAAATAAAATTAATTTGGTTGATTTTTACAAAAGTAAAGAGTACCAAGATAAATAGGAGAATAACATGAACATCGACAAATGGAAATCTTGTGCAGTTGATATAGAATCATACACAATAATTAGAGCAATGGGAAAAGCAGGCTTTAGAAGACCTGGATCTATGATTGCAAAATTAGTTGATGATGAAGTAAGGAAGATAGCTAAAAAAGAGGGTAAGAGCTATCAATCAATGAAAGAGAATTTGCTATCTCAAGGCAAGAAGCTCTTGAATGGTAAGTAGGCCTGCAGGTTGGATGGTTAACCTTGAACCTGGGGTTGGAAAAGGGCCGGGAGACTGGCCCTTTTTTTATTTATGATTACATTACAAGATACAAAATTATTTATTAGAAATTATGCAGAACATGCTGCATTAAATCAAAAATTAAAAAAAGAAATATTAGAAGTAAGAACAAAAGAACCAGAGGGTCTGCCAGGGTCAAACGCTAATTGTTGGAGAAGTGTTCATAAATACAGCTGTGAAGACGAGCTACTTAAACCCATAAATTTAATTTTGGAAGAATACCAAACCTATTATTTAAAAAGACCTAATACACCTGCTAAAATAATTTATTGGTCCAACATTAATGATTTTGGTGGTGGTAATTTATTTCACACACATTATCGAGCAGATGCTGATTTATCTGGTGTTTATTATGTGCAGGGTAAAGACACTGGATCTATTAAATTTGCTACACATGAACAGATGTACTTCATGATTCCACCACACATGCCTTATTCTAAAATGATAGCACATGAGCCAAATGATGGAGATATATTGTTGTTTCCTTCTTACCTGCTGCATGAGGTCACTATCAATACGAGTGATAAAAAACGAATCACGATAGGTTTTAATATAAAATTAGACTTGCAAGACAGGCCAAAATAAGTATTAATTAAGAACGTATTTCCTTAGCCTAAATGAAAAGGTGGGGCTTTAAACACCTTATTTTCATATAACAACGAACGCTAAATTTAACTTGAAAAGGAGAATTAGTGGGTAAAGCTGTGAATAAAAGCAGTCCAGAGGCATTAGAAAACGCTCTAAATAAACTTGTGATGGTGTGTCCTAACAAGAAAACTTATGATGAGCTTACGAGTTTAATGTTTCAGTTGTATTGTGGAAATGATTTTGGTTTAGGAAATTTTAGTCTTTCATTCCTTGATAAGATTGAGGAGTGTTGGCGCACCGGTAGAAAGAAAGCTGCACAAGCTAAAGGTTTAAAACTGGTCGTCAAAAATGCCTAACCACGTTGCTTTTCCACATCCATATCTTTTCCCGCAGCGTGGTTATGGTAATGACAGAGATAAATAATGATCTAATTAAGGCAACAATCCAGCTTTGTAGGACCTTAGATGGTCCTGATCGTACAGAATTTATAGAAGACGCATACGCAGATTATAAGTGGTGTGCCCATATCCAAACTCCAAGAGAGGTACAGAGGCACTTGCGAAATGTATTCACCAAACTTGTTAAAAATTTTGGGCACTGATATGGCTGCAGAAGTTGTAGATAGTAAAAAGCCTGCAGAGCAAAGGTTGTTCCAGGCCATTGTCTTACAAGCCTTTGAAGATGCTATGACTACACAGGGTAGTAAACAAGAGTCTTATTTAAAAAAAGATGCACATGATTGGTTTATTGATAAAAATAAATCGTTTGAGGAAGTTTGTTGGTTTGCTGGTTTCGACCCAGATATAATTCATGAAAAATATAAAAAATTAGTTTTTGATGGTAAGGTAGTATTTACTGAGCTGCAGAAGGAGTGGGTCCGGTATCGTGGGTTATATAGAGATTACAGGGCTGCTGATAATAGTAGTGATAGAAAAAATATTATGGAAAAAATTATGGAAGTAAAGTTGACCAAGGAGACGTAGTCATGGTGGTCTATGAAATTTTACCCCTAAGGGAGCTAAAAAAAATCGAGAGCTAAAATAGCCCCCTAGAGGTATGAAATTAGCATTTATTATACGAAACATGCTATTAAGAAGTATACACGAACACCGGCCACCGGACAATGGTAAATTCTACTATATAGATTATCTAGACCCCTATTAAAGAAAATATACCCACCAGGCCAGAATAGGTGTCCCTGCTGTCCCTAAGTCAATATTAACAAGTAATATCAACGATTTAAACACGATTTAATGGTGTCCCTGTGGTGTCCCTGTGGTGTCCCTGAGGGACACTACTTGCGGGAACTCAACCAGAAGTTTAAGCTATACTTACTTTTTGATGAAATAATCTATATAATAAAAAATTATGATTAAAAAAGGTTTATCACTTATAGCCACCAAAGAAGGTAGAAATATAGTTAAAGGATTCTACGAAAAAGGCAAAGGCAAAATTATAAAAAGAAAAAAAACTAAAGAGTCTATAGCGGCTAACAAAAAAAGAGTTCTTGAATCTAGAAGAGCTGTAAAAAAATTTGCTATCAGAGGTGGTAGGTCAGGAAAAACAGATGCCTCTGCAATTGTTCCTGTTAAATTACAAACTCGTCAAGGTAGTTCATTCAAAACACATGTGTTAAGAGGAAAAGGCCAAACACCTTATCAAGGTAAGAGATTTGGTTCTAGCGGTAATATGGAATCTTGGAGAATGGATATGGAAAGAACTTTTAAACTACCTACGTTTCAAGATGTAGCTAGATCAATATTTAAAAAAAGAGGGCCTACAAAAAAATCAAAAGGTGGAGATATTAAAGTAGTATCGAGAGTAGCCAAAAAACTAACCAAAGCATCTGCAGCTCATGCAGGTCAAGCCAAAGCACTTAAAAGAATTGTTTCAAAATATGTTTAAGTTGATTAAACTTATTAAAGATCTTATTAATTTAGATTATAGAGTTAGAAGATTAGAAAGAGCAAAATATTGGAGAGAAAAGTACAATGGCACTAAAGAAAAAAGAACTTAGAACAGAGGACGATTTAACACCAAAACAAAAAATGTTTGTTGAGGTGTATGTGAAAGACTGGGGGTCAATAACCCAAGCTGAAGCTCTTAAACGTGCAGGATATGTTTGTAAGAATGAAAATGATTATGGAGTGATTGCCTCAAGATTATTATCAAGAAAACATAACCCACATGTAGCTAACTATTTTGACAAAAGATTTCAAAAAGAATTAAAAATGTATCAAGGTGATAACCTTAGAC